CGTCCTCGTCCACGGTCGTGTCAGGGGCCGGAGCCGGCTGGGTAGTGTCGTCAGCGGCTCGCCGGGCAGCGTCCTCGTCCACGGCAGGAGCGACCGGCTTGTCCCTGTCGCTGTAACCCCACTCACGCGCCACACGATCAGCGAAGTCCTGCGCAATCTGCGCTGCACGGCGCATCTGGTCCTGCCGCCCCGACCGCAGCAAATCAGACGCCCGTGCAGCACGCTCAGCGATCTTGGGATCAGGCGAGTGGTCGCGCAAAAGCTCCATCTGCTGATAGAGCGCTGCGGCCTTCGGTTTGTCGCTCAGCGTGTCAGGCACCTGCTTCGGCGAGAACTTATCCGGCAGCGCGTCAGCCTGCGCGTGCTGGTCCATGAGCGGCGTTAGTTCGTCGGCTCGCTTTTGGAGGGCTGCGACCTTTTCATCGTTTCGCGCGCGGATCGTATTTGCTTGATCCAATAGGACGGTCTGCCGAGCGTCATTGCCTTCCGCCTTACGCTGCGCGGCGCGCTCCAAAAGTGTCTGATACGTACCGTTCCCGGCACCCTTCTGTGTCTCGATCTGCGTGAGCAGGTCAGCATGTTCATCGGTGAGGTTACGCGTCTTGCCCGTCTCGTCCACAACGCCATGCGCAGCGGCAAGCTCTTTGAACCACGCAGGCATCGCACCGTCTTTGTCGCGGTCGTAGCGCGTTACCTGCTCGCGTAGGGCCTTAATCAGCTCCGGCGTGTTGGTGGCGTTCAGATTATCCACGAAGGACGTATCGGTGTTGGGGTCCAGCTCAGCCTTGCCAAGCGCATCACGCACCACGCCGCGCATCTTGAAAATGTCGGCCTGCCGCGCACCCTCTTCGTCGGGCGTGAACAGCGACATCTGCCGGCCATTCACCATCTCGGGCGGGATCGTCGGGCCTTGCATCTCAGGCGCAAGCGGGTGATCCGCCATCTGCGGCGTCTGCTGCTCGGGGAGGTCGAGGCCCACCTGCGCAGCACCGCTCGCGTCAGCAGGGCCAACAGTGGTCTTCGCGGGCTCGGCATCCGTCGCGCCCGGCACCGTCGCAGCGCTCGTCAGGGCGTCATCCGTCGCGGTCGGGGCAACACGCTTCCGACCACCCACAACACCGAAGACGCCACCGATGACGCCGCCCTGAAACGCGCCTTGCAGCGCCGACTGCACAACGTCATTCGCCCGATCCGCGATGGGGCGGCTCTGGTCACCAAGGAACTGGTTGAACACGGTGTTGGCAGCGCCCTGCACACCACCCATACCAGCGTTAATCGCGGCACCCTTCCCGAGCCGCGACAGCCAGTCGCCGGCCATACCGCGCGCGAGCATCTTATCGACATTACCCGGCACAATGGAGCCAATCGCCGCCTCCGGGACACCCATAGCCAGCGAGGCAGCCGCAGCGTTCGGTGTCAGCTCCCCTCCGTTGGCTTTGCGCGCAGTCTCGACGTTGCTGCCGACCATGCCGGGATACAACGCCGCACCAGCACCGAGTGTGCCACCGACGCCCTCAGACACACCGAGAGCAGGAGCCAGCCGCTTCGCACCGAGACGATGTGCAAGCGCGACACCCGTCAACATCGGCAGGCCCTTAACCAGCCCGTAAGCCATACCAGACGGCGACCACGGGTCAGCATCCAAGTCCGGTCGGCCATTCTGCGCCGCAGCCGCTGCCTGCGACTGCGCAACCTGCTGACCCCAGTCAGAGACGCCGTTCATGCCCAGCGTCGTACCGAGCGCGCTGACAAACCCGCCGAACTGGCTACCCAGCTCATGTGTGCCAGCGGAGAGTGCGCCACCAATCAACGATGGTTGACCACCATTGAGCTGATCCAACGACGCCCGCCCAAACCCCCGAGGTGGTGCGAACGACGGGAGGTTGGCAACAGCCGGCAACGCGGGCTGCTGGACATCGGTGATCTGTGCCATGTGCCAGCTTATCCTGTGCTTATCTGCGTAAATCGGGGTTCATAGCACCAATACCGCGCACCGAGACGGTGAGCAAGCGATCAACGTGATTTTGATACGCCTTTAGCTGCTCAGCCGGCGACGTGGCATCGTTCAGCTCAGCCGCGTATTGCTTGTTATACAGGTTGTGCACCTCAGCCAGCGCTTGATCGCCATGCGATGGGATTTGTGCCATTGCCTGCAAGAGCTGCATACCCTCGTGGTTGGTCATACCTTTCAACGACTGCTTGAACTGGTCAGGCTGCATCGCGAAGGCCGCCTGACCGTGCTCGGGGCTACCCGGAACAATCTGCTTAGCTGCCTGCCCCGGAGCTGCCTGCGCCGGAGCTGCCTGCGCCGGAGCTGCCTGCGCCGGGGCTGCCTGCGCGGACGGTTGCCCGCTCAACATCCCGCCGACCACGCCTTTTTGCGCCATGGCCTCACGCAACCCTTGGATGCCCTCACCGAAGCCACCCCACGCACTCTTCAACATGTTGAGCCGGGCATTATCGTACAACCCCACTGCCGCCTGTATCTTGCCGAAACCAGACGCGTCGCCAATCGCCGAAGCATCTTGGCTGAGCTGCTGTCGCAGTGGGGACTGGGGCATAATCATGTCAGCGATGGGGCCTGCCAGCGTGTGACCAACCACCCCACCAACAGCCGGTACAGCGGCGCCCGCCGCAAGCGGGATACCCAGCGCAGCCGCACCAACACCCGCAGTCGGGAGACCCAGCGCACCCGCGCCCACAAGCGCCCTCGCCGCGAGAGGTTGCACATACGGCGCAGCCTTCGCAACGCCAGCCGCTCCAGCGCCGATCAGCCCGCCAATCGTGCCGGTATCCAACCCCTGTCTCGGCGGGAGCGGGGGTGGGGGCGTGGTTTGGGTGTTGTCGGTGATGACCGGGGTCAGCGGGGTCACCGGAGGCATCCCACCGCCGCTAATATCCATAACTTTCGAGGTCATAACTTAGTTCCCCGCCCAAGTGAAACCGTTGCGCCCGAAACCCCACTGGGCGGGGGCGAACAGCTTGCGCATCATGTCCTTCTTCGCCTGCGCCGCGTGGGCCTCAAACGAAGCGCGAAACTCAGCGGCGCGCTGCGGGTTACCAGCATCGTGGTCCGCGATGCGCAGCGCAAGGTATGCCGCCCAATCCAGCATCTCCAGATGGTGTATCTCCGGTATCTCCGGGGTCGCCGTGAGATCGGCCAACACAAAATCATTCAGCGGCAGCCGCACCACACGCAGCCGCACCGGCTGGGCCAGATACGGAGCCGCCGGGATCGGAAAGGTGGTCAAAGTAACTACGGATCGTTCCCCGCCGTCCGTCTCCGAGAGCTGCTCATCGGTCGAGTAAGCCAGCACCTTACCGGGCGGCATGGTCGAGAGGTTCTGCGGATCGAAAAAGTAGGGGTCGGGTTTGCTGTACGTCGAGAAGGCCGCATGGCCTGCGCGCGCCAAGTCGGCGGTGTCGCCTGTGATCTTGGCCGAGACGACCGCCAGCACCGAGGGGTGCAACGCGTAGGTGTTGACGCTGTCCAACAGGGTCAGATACGTCGCCTCACGCGAGGAACCGTCGTGGATGGTGAGGCTCATCCGCGCAAAGCGCCGGTGGGCCTCGTTGATGTAGCGGACAAGCGTCCTGTCCGTCCAAAGCTGATCGGATGGCCCGTCGATCTGGGAGGATCGGTCGCGAAGGATATTCTCCCTCAGTTCCTCAAGGAGATCGCCGAGCTGCATCGTCAGTCCTCTGTGGCTGCCACCTTGCGCACCAGACGGAAGGGGAAGCGAAGCCGCGAAGACGTACCGACAACACGGCCAGTCGAAGGGTCCACCTGCGGCGCATCATAGATGGCGTTTTCGAGGATTTCAACAACGCCGACAGGCACGTCCACGTTTTTGCCCGGCTGGATCAGATAAGCGCGCCCGTTGAGGGACACGAACAGTCCAGACGGCGGAATGGCGTCGTTTTCTTCGACGTTGATCCGCACCGTCTTGGTCGGGGTGTTGGAGAGCCCGGCGAGGTTGGGCTTCTGCGGTTTGATCGGCTCACTCATTTTTCATCGTCCTCCAGTAATGCAGCCGTGAAGCTACTATCGAAATCGTCGTCCGGCAAGGCCTTATCGAGGTTCTTTTCCAACCACTCCAGCACGTCCGCCACGTTGGCGAACACGAACTCGCGGGTCGGATCAACCCACGGCACGCTGTCTTTCCGCTTGCGGTTCGCGGCCTCGATCTTGGGATCGTCAACCGAGATGGTATAGCCGTTGGCGAGGCGCTTAATGCGCGCGCAGTCAGTCATGATGCTAGCTCCGCAGTCCATGTACGCACCTACAAAAATGGGGGAGGGGTATTAACCCTCCCCCAGTGGAAACGTCTGGGAGGACGTTAGCCGAGAATTTTGTAGATGATGTTCTTGGCCGAAGCCGCCAGCGCTGCCGAGAGCGTAACGGTGGAACGACCGTCGAAGGTGGTGACCGCGATGGCCGAGGTGGCGTCGAGGGACGAAGCGCCGGCCACGATGCTCTTGAGGGTGTGGGTGGCCGACATGCCGCGGTTCCACTGCCACACGATGCCATCAGTCTCGTTGATGATCTCGATCTCCTGCGGCGCAAAGCCGAGCGGGATCGACACAACGTTGCCGTCCGACGTGAAGTAGCCGGTCAGCAGGTCGGGGTTGGTGCTGTAGAAGGGGTTGCCCAGCAGAGTGCCGGGGCCGGTATAGGTCACCGGGAACGCGGGAGCGTGCAGGGCAACGTCGATAACGTCGATGGTCATGATGCTGTCTCCGAATAGTTACTGTGGAAATGGGGGCTGAAGCCCCCACCCAGATTAGGCCGAAACGGCGACTTCGAGACGCGCCATGAACGCGTCTTGCAGGATGACGGTCGCGGTCCACAATTTCCAACCGACAGTTCCACGCTGGCCCAGCGGATCGCCGGAGACGGGCTTCGGGTTGACCACCATGGGCGTCATGGCCGACTTGCCTTTCAGCGGGACAATGCCGAAGGCATCGCGACCGAAGACGAGGATCGGATACACGTCGGCGTTGATGCCGGAGGTCGAGCGGAACGCCGCGCTGGAGACGGCAGCGCCGGCATCGGCCCACGGGGTAAACACGGTGGAGGTCAGATAGCGGACCTGCTCCAGAGAGCCGATCTCGCCCTCGAACGGCGTGGTGTGCGGGCCGTAGTCGGCGACGACCTTGAAGCCGGCGATGCTGCGGAGATCGGTTTCCACGTCGGGATGCACGATGGCCATGTAGGACGCTTCGACCGACTTCGTATTGAAGTCCGCCGTGGAGCCGACAACCTGCGTGATCTTCTTGGCGTTCTGACGGTTCAGAGCCGTGGTCACCGCACGCTGGTCAGCGAGGGTAATCGCGGTGGCGACGAGGGCACGCCCAGCCACCTTGCCGGCCAAGAAGACGTTCAGACCCGCCTTGAGGACGTTGAAGCGCAGGGTCTCGACGGTGACCGCCGCCTGCTCGCCGAGAATGTCGGTCGTCTGCTGGAGGATCGGATCGGTATGGGTGTCTTCGATCACGTCGGTGATGGTCACGAAGTCGCCATACTGCGCGAGCTGCACCGTATAGTCCTGATTGGCGAGGGTCGAACCGTTGGGCGTCACGCCTTCGATAAGGGGCGTGGTGGCCAGCGGGATATAGAACGCGGAACCGTTGGTGTTCGTACCAGCCGAACCACCCGCGCCTTGCAGGAAGTAACGGCGGAACTTGGCGGTCTGCGTGGAGTTGGTCGGCAGGGGGTAGGTCTGGCCGAACTTCTCAATGTGGAGATAGGGCATCGCGCGCTTGAGCAGACGCACCACCGCGTAGGCGGCGACTGCGGGCGAGATGTCACCATAAGACGTGATCTGAGACATGCGTGGCTCCTCTTATCAGGATCAAAGCTCTTTGGCGAACTGCGAGAACGCCCCATCGAAGTCAGTGGGGTCCGATCCTCGCACGACCGCCGTGCGTTTTGATGCGACTGGGGCCAGCGCAGCAGCCGCTCGTTTGGCTGTGTCAGGCAGCTCGACATCTTTCTTGGCCATTACCGCCACAGGGGCCGCCGCAGCGGGTGCCGCGCCTGTCGCCGTCCGGTAGCGGGTGATGAGATCAGCGACCTCATCGACCGTGCCTTCTTGGATAACATGCTCATACGCAGCACGCAAGTAGGCCGGCTGCGTTCCGACCCAATTTACGACCTTATCGCGCACATCGTCGTAGTCCGGCACCGCCTTGTGCAGATTTTCGACGTGGGTCGTCTCGACAACACCGCCGAGCGCCTCCTGAATGGGGCGCAACGCCTGCGCAACCTGCGAAAAGATATGCTGCACGAGCACTTGGTTCTCCGCACGCCGCCGCAGGGCCTCAGCACGCGCGACTTCGGGAAAATCCGCCTCATAATCTTGCAGCAGCTTGGCTTCCACGTCCGTAAACAGCGCCGGGGCCTGCTGCTGGGTCTGCTGCGGGGCCGGAGCGGCAACCTTCTGGGTCAGCGCCTCGACAAAGCGGTTCATCAAGCCGTCATCGACCGCCGGGGCCTTGGGTTCCTCGACCACCGGGGCCTTGGGCTCCTCGACCGCCGGGGCCTTGGGCTCCTCGACAGCCACCACGGGCTCCTTGATCACCGGATCAAAGTTAGTTTGCTCGGGCGGCGCGGGCTCCTCGACCGCCGCCTTTGCGATCTCAAGCTGAACGTTATCGGCGTCCGGCGCATCATCCTGCGTTGCGAGCTTGAACGCTTCCGCGAACGTATCGACCGGCTCTTCGGCCTTGGTCACAGTGGTCTCCAGCGCCTGTGTGGTCATTTTCTCGTCTCACCTTGTTTGAGGGGCACCCGTTGTAGGTCCGCAATCATCTCGTTATAAGCGCGGGCCTTGCCTTGTCGAACCAGAAAGTCTTCCGGGGCTGAATTTACCAGCTCATCCTTGGACTTGTCCAGCCGGTAATTGAGCAGTCGGATCAGGTCCGAGTGGACCGGCGTCCCCTTGAGGTTGCTGATCCGGTCCAGCAGCTCCGTCAACTGCTCCTTGTTGAGCTTGTCCACCACCTTGCACCCCCTGCACCATCAAATTAAGCGCGGTCTCGATCTGGTGAGCGTCCGCCGCGACGTTATTCTTGTTGCCAGCCGCGATGTTCTTGTACGCATCGGCCAGCAACTTGCGGGTCTGGGCCTGCTGCGCAGCGGTTGCGAGCTGCTGCTGCTGGTCCTGCTGCTGCGAACGCTGCGCTTGATTACGCGCAACCTCGTCTTCGGGCAACAAGAGGTCGGCCAAGTCCCGCGTCAACATCCGTTGCCGGACAAGCGCACGCATATCGACGTGATCCTTCTCCTCCGGCGTCAGGGTCTGCGCAAGCTGGTCAACCTGCATACCACGAACCTCCTTCGCAATGAGCGAAGTCGCGCCACGCGCGATGATATTATAGTCACCCTCGTGGGCCTTGTCGGGGTTGAACGCCCGGTTGAAGCACACAAGGCTCTGGATCAGGCTCTGGGTGAGCCGGTCGAACTGCCGCACAATGTCTTTGAACGGCAGCGCAGCATCCCCACGCAGCATGGAGGCTCCAGCCGCCGTGCGCATGGGTTCGGAGGGTGACTGCGCCATGTCGCCGCCGGTCGCAGGCCCCACGAAGGTCTCCTGATCGGCAAATTTCATGAACAGCTCGATCACCTTGAGCAGCTCGTCCAGATGACCGTTGATCTCGACGTTGCGGACAGCCGGAAACTGCGCATCGGGGCCGGTGCCCTCGCGATACCACATCTTGTATGCGGTCGTGGACGCCAAATCCTGATCGCCGCGCAGCAGATCGGTGTTCAGTTCGAGGTTCGGCCCGCAGATCACTGACGCATTGTCCAGCAACATGCGGGTCGCCGCGCTGATGGCCATCTGACTGTCGCGCACAATGTTGGGGAGCCCCTGACCCAGCGGAGACGTATCGTCCTCATCGAACAGGAACGTGTGGAGCGTCTTGACCTGCATGTCGAGCTTGCGCCACGTATTGAGATCGGCCTTGATGACGTTGCCGGCGATCATCCAAATCTCGGCCTCAAGGTCATCGGTCAACTTGTCGTCATCGACATCCACCCCACACATGCGCAAGAAGTCGCCGGACACCATGCCGTGCCATGTGACGATCTCGTATTTCATGGTCTCGATCTTCATCTCATTGACGTTGGTCCGAACGCCCATGGTGCGAAGCTCGGTCTCATACTCTGTGGGGCGGTAGTTGCCCACCGTATTCGTCCTGAGATAGTCCTTGATCTGGTCCGCGAAGAAGTCCTCACGATCAGCCAATGCGCGCACCTGCGCCTTGGACATAGCGGTGCGTGTGAAGTAGCCGTCCATGCCCTCCAGCGTCTTGGCGCTCATGTCGGGATAGAAGTCCCACACCGGCAGGAACTCGAACAGCGGCTTATACCGCGTGCGCTCGGTCACCACCGGCTTATTCGTCATGGGCTCCAGAGACACGTCCACCTGCTTGAACGACACGGCATACGGCCCCCGCAGGACGCCGACGCCGTAGATGATGCCGGACTGCACAGCCTTCCGGTTGAGCGCCACGTAATCCGACGATTGATTGCCGCCAATCTCTTGGAGCTGATCCTTGATCGTGTCGATAAGCTCATCCGCACGCTTGCGCGCGAGCCGCTGCATCGCGGTGTTGACATACTCGATACTCAGCGTGCTCTGAACCCCTGCGGCCTGATCTTCTTGCTGCGCGGAGGTGATAGCTTCCTCAACGTCGGCAACCTTGAAGTTGGGAACCGGGCTCGGCGCGATGGTCCAGTTTTCCTCGGTGCCTTGGAACATGAGGTTCATAAGACGGGAGAGGACGCTGATACACTTAACACGCGTGATACGCGGATACGCCCGCGAGCGGTTGGGCGACATCTCCTTGTCAATCTCCGGGTCATAGAGCCCCAGATACTGCCGCTGATTACGCAGCCAGCGTAGCTCCGCGAGACGCCTGTCGCTCTTGTACTGCGTGAACAGGTCGTTGAACTTGTCACCGACACGCTTGAGGTCACGCCCATGGATGACCTTGACCGGCGCATCCTTGGGTGTCTTGACCGGCACGTTCGGCGGCGTCAGAGTGGCAATATCCACCGGGGCAATAGCTCGGACCATCTTGTAGTTCCTTATCGAGGCCCACCGGGGCGTTGTTTCGCGAGATAGTTAGCAGCCGCTGCCTCCAGCGCGTCAAGCTGGTCAGTGTGGTTGGCCAACCGAAACGTGCCAGCATCAACCTGCGCATCACCAGCAGTCCCACGGCCCTTCTCAACCATACCGAGGTGCTTCTGCATGAGCGCTCGCACCGTGATCTCCTCGTCCATCGGGGTGCTGACGCCATTCAGCCCATAAGCATTGGGTGGCGGTGGGGGCAACATACCCGCCTTCCGCAACGTCTCGATACCGCGGTGGAAGGCTTCGTGCACACCCATGTGGCCTCCTCAGCGATATGTGTACTGGTTTTTGAAGCTCGGTGGCCGAAATATAGCCGACTGCGGACCATACCGCAACTCACGTTCTGTCTGCTTGTGGAAGTATCGGCACAGATAGCCAAGGGCATCACCGGGATGGCTATAGGCGTTCTTCTCCGGGGCATCGCCGGAGATCATACTCTTCTTCTCGTTGATCTCCCACCGCCAACCACCCTTGAGCGCCCGCACCGTGATGGGGCACTCCCACGGGTCGATCTGGAAGGCAGCGCCGCTATCCACCAGCCTCGTTGTGAAGTGCTCGATGGCGTTCAAGCGCAGCGGCAAGCGGTTGTTGCTCTCGATGCTCACCGGGTAGTGCTTCCTGAGTGTCTGCACCACCTGCTTCTCGTCGTTCTGCGAGCGGTTCGCCGCCGCCGGATCAGGCGCGAGGATCAGGTTGGCCTGCGGGAACCGCCGCCGCGTGTAGGGCTTAAGCACCTCAGCCACAAGCCGCTCCGCGCCATAGCCCGACTGCACGCACTCCCCCAGCACGTTGAGCCGTCCATGCAAGTCCTGCTGCCCAAATATGAACGCCGAGCCAGCAAGGCCGGGGTCCACACCAGCGATCAGCGGGAGCAGGGGATTATAGACGAGGCGCTTCTTGGCGATATGCAGCTCCGGCTTGAACGTGTTGACCACCGGCTTGCCACTGACGCTGTAACCCCACTCAGCGTCCACGAACTGCTTGATCCACGTCTCGCTCTTGCCCTTCATCTGGTTCGTATAATACTCCCGCCCACCCGGCAGGTTCTCAAGGTTCTCAGCCTCCGGGCGTTGACCGGACGGCTGGATAAAGTAGCGCACGTTGCGTGTATCGTCGGACATGACACGCCTAGCCCGCAGGACATCCGGGTCGTCACGCGTTAGGTCGATGGTCTCGCAGGTGTCAGGGTCATTCAGGTAGTCGTACCACCAGTTATCTTCCGTCGAGGGGTTGGACGAACCCCACATGCCCCAGATGGTGGGCTTGGTGCCGTCAGGGAGCTTGTAACGACCGAGACGCGCCGACAGCGCTTCGACAATCTCTTTCCTGATCTGCACGAACTCATCGATGATGGCGAAGCTCACCTCCAGTGACAGCACGCGCTGCACGTCATCCGGCGTATCGAGCGGGCGGAACAGCACCACGCACTCCACGTCGCCGAACCGGAGCGTGAACGTCCTATCCGTCAAGTTCCACTCACCAGCCTCGCCCTCCTTGAACCAGTAGCTCCACGACACGATGGTGGTGTCCTTGAGCTGAGGCATGGTGTTACGCACGATCACCGCGCGTGAGCGTCTGACGCCATCGCGGGAGGGTGACTGGAGACTGGCTAGATACACCAGCTTGAAGAACAGCCCGGTGGTCTTGCCGGACCCTACGGGGCCAACCACCCAGTCGTAGAACAGCGCGCCCGGCGTGTAATCCACGATGAACTGCTCAATCGTCGGCGGTGGCTTATAGTCAATGATTGAGGTCATTTTTATTCTCTCTCTTTTATTCCCCTTGCTCGACAACGCCTTCAAGGCGTTGGTCTCGCGCGGGTGGAGTGACGCGCGGGTGGAGTGACGCGCGGGTGGAGTGACGCGTGGGTGGAGTGACGCGCGGGTGGAGTGACATTAGGCCTCTATGGCCTTGGCCTCAATGGTCGGGGCGAAGCTCGGCGGCTTGCCCGCGAACTGGATGTTAATCAGCAGGGCCGGGGCCTGCACCATCGCAGCCGCCTTGGCGCTCTGATCCACACCCGCCCACTTCATGGTGCTCTTGATGAGGTCGGCCTTGACCGCCGGTGGCACCTGCGCATCCGTTGCGTGGATCATGCGCCAGCTTTCTTTGAGGAGCACCTCAGCCTGTAGCCGAGCCTTCATCTGGAAGGACACGCCGTCCTTCATAAGCTCTTCGCGGTAACGCTCCACTTGGGCGATGAACTTCTCGTCGGTCTTCAACCGCTTCCAGTCGTCACGGGTCAGGCCATAGCTCTCGCATATCTCGCGCACCGGCATCTCAGCCATGGCAATCTCCAGCGGGAGTGTGGGTGGCCAGCCGAGGCCGGCAGGGTCGAAGTCGGTGTCCATCGCTCAGCGCTCTCTTTGGTCACGTTCGCCAACCGCCCTTGGGCGGTGTGGCTCGGTGATGTTTGGGTGCCTCCACAGTAACTTTGATCCTGCAAAAACACAAGGGCGGCCCCGATGGCAGGACCGCCCTTGGTTGCTTTCTCCCCATGTCCACAGAGATCAGCCTCAACATTCCCCAATGTTGTGCGAGCATGGTAACCTCCACGGGTGTGCAGGTCAAGGGTGTGGGTGTCTTTCTTTATACGCCTGCGCGCCCACGCGCGATTGCAAGATATGTGCCACACTAGGATGGTGGATATGGTGTTGATTTTGCACACAAAATTTTTTCTCTTTCTCTTTTGTCACGCTCGCCAAACGCCCTTGGGCGTTATGGCTCGGTGATGTTCGGTGACGCGCGCAAGAGCGCAGGCCTGAGGCTGAGGCCGAGCACGAGCAAGCCACGAGGATGGGGTATAATTGAAGGGTACTAACGTGTACGATGTATCTTGAAAAAAGTAGGTATTTTATATATGTGACGGGCAATGCCCGAGCCTAGCCCCTCCCCAAACCCCCCTCCGCCCCTTTGCCTCCCCGAAAAAGCAATCTTTGAATTGCCTTTGGGCCATGATGGCCCAAACATAACGACTGTTGACATTGCCTGCGATCTATGCGACTATAGGGATAGTTGAGGGGTTAGCGCGGTGCTGACCTGCCCTAGTGGGCTTTGGGCCATGATGGCCCAAACATAACGTCACCTAACTAACAGGGGTTTATCATGGCCGTTCTCACTGACAATCTCGCCGCTCGCGTTTTCTCCGCCGCTAAGACGGAAGGCGCATCGTTCGTGCGCTTCGAAGTGGCGCGTGCTGCTACCATCGCTCTCATCACCAATGCGCTTGCCGATCTCGATGAGGCTGCTTATATTATCGTTTGGGCGAACTCGCGTGGCGCTTATGTCGAAGGCCGGCTTTGCGCTGCTACTGGCATTAAGCAGGATGAGGCTGCTAGCATCATTGGCCTCAAGCCCTTCACTGACAAGAAAGTAGGAGTCGCGGGCTATCGCACGAAAGCACAACATGACACGGTTCGGGCCGCCGAAAAGCATTGGAATAGGCTTGCTTCGCAGGCTGAAATCGTCAATCCTGACAAGCGCGGCGGCGCGCGCCACGTGAAAGCGCCTGTTGACGCGCCGGTTACCAAAGATGCGAAAGTCGCGCTCAACGCTGATAACGTGCGCATTGAGAAATGTGCTGACAATGCCAGTGTCATCGCGTTCATGGGCCAGCTCGCGGCCATGCTCTCACGCTTTGAAAACGAAAACGCCAAGGTTTTGACATTCGACGCGCGCCACGTCATTGAGGGCTTTATCGCCGGAACCAAGGCGTTGACCGCCTGACGCTGAGCGCCCTTGGGCGTTTGGCGAACGTGACAAAAGAGATAAAGAAAGCCCGCGCGAAAGTGTGGGTTTTCTTTTGCGTGTCGGATTTCATTAACCGTAGCGCAGCCCACCCTCGTGATGGTTTGAGACACGGTGGCCCACGGATTTCTCGTCGAGAAGCGTGTTGCAA